GTACTTGATCTTGGATCTGCTGGTAATTTTTTCAGACCAGCATATTTACATGTTCGCGTAGACACAACTTTCACCGCCGATGGAGCAGCCACTATGGCAATCGACTTACAAAGTGACGACGCAGCAACTTTTGGTAGTGCTGCAACGCTTGAGGCTTTAATGGCAGCAACGGGTAAGGCAACTTTTGTTAAAGGGTATCACAGGGTTTGGCCTTTGCATTTGCAAAACATGGAGCAATTTCTACGCCTTAATTTCACGGTTGCAACTGGCCCAATGACAGCAGGTAAGATTGTTGCTTATATCAACGATTCTCCTGAACTGTAAAAGGAGTGTTTTAATTGGTTTATGAAAAATATCTAGTAAAAAGAAGGTCATTTATTGGTGGTAAGCTTTATTATCCCGATGAAACAATTGATCACCAAGAAGGATATGAAAAAAGAAAATCGCTTCAAGGTATTGGCGAGTCGGTGGTTAATGAAAAAGAAGATTCGCATGTTGATGAAAGTGACGAAATAAAACGTGGTGGCCCAGGTAAATGGAAGTTACCAAACGAAGAGATATTTACCGGGAAGTTAGCAGAAGCTAAAGAGTATTGGGAGTTATGCAAGAATAAATAACAATGAGGGGCGATATAATTCGCCCCTATTTTATATGGGGGTGTAACATGTCTACCTCAAAAACAGATATATGTAATTTAGCACTAAGCCGTTTTGGTGGCGGTAAGATCAATTCGTTAGATGATGGAACAGAAACAGCTAGGTTATTAGACATAAACTATGATAATTGTCTCGAAACAACACTTAGGGGGTTCCCTTGGAACTTCGCAAACAATATAAGAGTACTAGCGTTAACTGATGACACTACGCCAGGATATGATTATGTATATCAATATCCTGCAAATTGCGTAAAGGTTCTACGTGTTGAAGATGTAAATAATTTTCGGCTTAAAGAAAAAGCAGAGTTTAAGATATTTACCAATGGTGAAGAGAAGTTTATTGCCAGTGATGTAAAAAACGCATACGTTGAATTTACTTATAAAGTCAATGTTCCCGACCTTTACGATGCAACATTTATTAAAGCATTTAGTTATCAATTAGCTGCCGAAGTTGTTAATGCTAAAAGTGGTAATTCACAAAAAGCACAAGAAATGGCGCAAAAGTATCAAATGGCAATTGCAGAAGCGCAACATATGGGAGCAGTGGAAAACAGTAGCAAATTTGAACTACCAACAACATATTTAAAAGGTAGGTCTTAATATGGCTACATCAAACAAAATATATACAAAACAATCATCCTTTGCCAATGGTGAGGTCAGCTTTGACATGTGGGGGCGTGATGATTACGCCAAGTACTTTGTCAGTGCTAAGACTATGGAAAACTTTATTCCCCTTCCTTATGGTGGAGCGCAAAACAGACCAGGAACATATTTTATTGCAGAGGTAAAGGATTCATCAAAAAAGGTGAAACTTTTACCTTTTCAATTTAGCGTAGAGCAGGCGTATATCATAGAGGCAGGAGAAAACTACTTCCGCTACTATAAAGATGGTGGACAAATAGTAAACACTACCAATACTGCTGATTCTTGGGCAACTTCAACAGTTTATGCTATTGACAAGGCAGTACAAAACAATAGTTTAATTTATAGATGTATAACAGCTCATACTTCAAGCTCTACTGATGAAACCTGAACAGGTGCAAACTGGGAAACTTATTGGGAACAAAACGATATAGTAGAAACAACTACAACTTACACAGAAGACTATTTATTTAATCTCAAAACCGCACAATCAGCAGATACTTTATATTTGTGCAATTCATCTTATAAGCCTAAAACACTTACAAGAACTAGTCATTATGATTGGGTTTTTGAAGATTTTAGTTATGAAGGCGGGCCATTTAGAAATCAAAATGTTACCGACACAACGATTACTCCTAGCGCAGTTACAGGTACAGGAATAACACTTACTGCTTCATCAAGTATTTTTACCGCTAACCAAGTTGGATCGTTATTCCAAATAAGCCATGATGTTACAGGGCAGGTATTAAATCTTACATTAACAACAACAACAACTAGCAGCACAATAAAATGTAATGGTGATTGGTCTATTATTACACATGGAACATGGGCAGGTAAAGTACAAATACAGAGGTCAAAAGATGAAGGAACAACATGGGAGACAATACGTTCTTATACATCGTCATCAGACATAAATGTAAATGATTCTGGCGAAACTGATGATTTAGTATTACTAAGAATTAGTTATACGTACACCTCCGGTACTTGTTATGTTGATTTAAATGCTTATTCGTTTGCACATGATGGAATAGTTGAAATAACTGGCTATACTAGTGGGACAATCGTAACGGCAGATGTTATAACAGAAATGGCTTTTATTACCGCTACAGAAGATTGGGCAGAAGGTTCTTGGTCTACAAAAAATGGATATCCGTCATGTGTTAAGTTTTATCAAAACCGTTTAGGATTTGCTGGTAGTACAAAAGATCCTTTAACACTTTGGTTGTCGCAAACAGGTGACTATCCTAATTTTTTAGTTAATAGTCCAATAGAAGATTCTGACGCTATAACAGCACCATTGGTAAGTGAAGGACTTAATGCTATAAAGTCAATGGTATCAATAAGTGATATGATAGCTTTTACTGCTGGAGGAGAATGGAAAGTCGGTACTGGTAGCGAAAGTACAGCATTGACACCTACATCTATAATAGCTAGGCAACAAGGATACAGAGGTTCGTCTAATCTTTCTCCACTTATAATTGGTAATAGGATACTATATTGCCAAGAAACAGGTAGTACGATTCGAGATATTGGTTATAGTTTAGCAGATGATGTATACAAGGGTGACGACTTAACAATGTTAGCGCGACACCTATTTAAAAATAACGAAATAGTAGATTGGGCGTTCCAACAAGAGCCTGACGGTATTATATGGGGAGTTCGTGATGATGGAATATTGCTTAGTTTTACATATAATAAAGAGCAAGATGTGTATGCATGGGCAAGGCATAACACAGCAGGATACTTTGAAAGCGTTGCTGCAATTCCTGGCAATGGATATACAGAAGTTTACTTTGTTGTTAGGCGCGAGATAAACGGAGTAACAAAAAGGTTTATTGAAAAATTAATGCCAAGAATGTTATCTACTGATCCTAGGGATCAGTTTTTTATTGACTGTGGTCTTTCTTATGACAATCCTATTGCGATTACTGGAGCTACAAAAGCTAACCCTATTGTAATTACTGCAGTTGGTCATGGACTAAGTAATGGTGATTATGTTGACTTTTCAGACATCAAAGGAATGACTGAGCTCAACGGCTTTAGAGGGAAAGTTGCAAATAAAACTACAGATACCTTTGAAATAGTAAATATGGATAATGACACCAATATTGATGGTACAAGCTATAATACTTACAAATCAGGTGGTTATGTTCGTAAGGCGGTTTTAACAATATCTAACCTTGAACACTTAGAAGGTGAAACCGTCACTATACTAGCTGACGGTAGCGTTAATAGCCAGCAGGTAGTTGCCGATGGTAGCATAACTCTTGATGATTATGCATCTAGAGTGCATGTAGGACCTGGATACGAATGTAACTTAGAAACACTTAACATTGATTTCCCAATGAACGACGGCACTATACAAGGGCGTACAAAGTCTATCAAAAATGTAACTGTTCGATTTGAAAATACTTACGGTGGTTTTGTTGGAATAAACGGTGACGATGATCTTGAAATCATTGAACAACAGCTATCTGAAACATATGGAAAACCAGCAGACTTATTCACTGGCGATAAAAAAGTTTCGCCTTATACCGATTTTGAAACTAGCGCAACTGTATATATTAGGCAATCAGATCCTTTGCCAATGACAGTATTATCTATTATGTCGGAGGTCGAGATAGGTGATTAGCATTAGAGAAGCAACATTGGAAGATTTCGCCTTGTTTGAACTGCATGAAAAAAACATTGAAGAAATAAAAGTTTCATCTGGAATCGAACCTGGACTATGTATGGCCGCTTTGTATGAAGCGTCAGAACACAAACAGATTACATTGCTGGATAATCAACCTATTTGCATATCAGGGTTAGTTGATAAACATAATCTTTGGCTGTTTTTTTCGGCAGATATTAAAACTTTGCCGTTAAGTTTTTTCAAGGAAACTCGCAAAGAATTAAATAACCTGATTAATCAGTGCAATTACATTGAAGGGTACATTTACAGCAAAAATACATTTGCCTTACAGTGGTCTAAGTTCATGAATATAACAATAGAAGAACCAAAAGAACATGGGATAAACGGAGAATTGTTTCACTATTTCTTCAAGAGAAAGGAGGCGTAACATGTGCAATGCTTCAAGCATATCAACAGGTGCTAGTGTATTCGGAACGTACTCACAGATGCAAGCAGCAAAGAATAATGCGTCTTATCAAGCATCAATAGCTAATCAAAATGCAGATATAGCAGAAGCGCAGTCTGTATCAGTTGGACAGCAAGGAACAATGGAACAAAATCAAATTAGACAAAAAGCAAAACAAGTTACTGGATCACAAAAAACAGCATTTGCAGCAAATGGACTTGATACACAATCAGGATCTGCATTATCTGTTATATCTGACACAGCTATGCAAAGCGAGCAAGACGTTCAAACTTCACGATATAACACGGCCATGCAAATGTGGGGATTAAATAATCAAGCTAATCAATATAGAGCGCAGGCCAAGAACGCAAAGCAAACAGGTAAATATCAAGCATTATCTTCATTGCTTACAGGGGTGTCTTCTGCCGCTCAAAAATATTCATCTTATGGGGGTTGATAACTAAATGCCTACTGTACCTGTATATAATCGTCAAGTACAACAACAGACATTGCCAAGCTTTAGAGTTCAGCCTACAGCAAATGAAGAT